TTTAGGAACTGATGCCCATAAGTCTTTGATTGGAAGTATCTCCAATGCGTATTTGTTTTTGCCGTGCGACCAATATCCTTGCTCGTGGCATTTTGAAACCATTACTTTTTTCTTAGCCATTTTTTCTATACCTATAATAAATGAATACCATCAATATTGCGCTCCCTAAAGAAAACGTATAATTGAATAACCAAAATAAATCAAACCCAACTCTTAATAATGTATAACCAATGGCGCTAAGATATCCCATCACGGATAAAGTGAATAAATGAATCGAAACATCGGTTACTTTCTTTGTTCGCCAGCTTTTAATAATTTGTGGCCAATAGCAAGAGATAAAGCAAACATTATAAAGTATCCCTAATAGGATTTCAATTGTTTTCATAGTAATAAGTTATTTCCTCAATTAATTTATCGTACCAATCTTCTTTCTTTTCAATGAAAACTCTTGGCTCCATTGAATCTTCTATTGTCATTAAGACAACTAAATTATTTATCTCTATTCCTGTACGCTCTTCGTACATACACGCATATGCGCATGCTTGCATAAAGTAATTGCTAATCTCTTCTCGAGTCTTATGTCGACTTGATGTTTTAAAGTCTATAATAGATGGTACACCATCATAATCAGCAATCAAATCGACTCGACCTGCTAATCTTAAATCTTTTGAATATAGCGGAACTTCTTGAGCTTGAATATTATCGACATGACCATCAATACTTTTCTTTAAAGAGTTCCATAATTGAACAACGTGAGGCATCTCTCCTTGAGTATATACTGGTTCATTATTAAGATAATCTTCTGCCATGTGGTGAACTTTAGTTCCACGACCTGCAGCTCTTCGGGCAATCTTATTAGCCTCTTCTTCTCCAACTCTTTTACGCCAAGCTAGAATCGCGGCTTTACCACGAAATCCGAGAACGGTTGTTACACTTGGTAATTCTAAACCTTCTGGTGTTTTATATCGGCGACCTTTATCTGTAGTGGTTGCCTCGAGTTCATAATCTAATTTCAATTCATTGTGTTTAAACATTATCTGCCTGTATTAATTGTATTCTTTCTACCTGATGCGTCTTTTATTCTTGTTAAAGTGTCTTTCCAACCATTATCTGTTTTACTAACAGCAGAACCAGTTGTATATGCTAAGTTAATGCCATGAACAATATACACCCAATCTTTACCTTCATTTTTTAAGGCTTCTTCTTTTTCTTCATACCGACAAAATATTTCTTTTACTTCGCCAGTCTTTTTATTTTGTATATCGTATAAAGGCATATTATCTATCCATTAAAATAAGTATGGTAAATCCTATTACTAATAGTGTTAGAGTCCACCAAGGAGGATTTATCAATGACAAAGCTAAATTCAATTCACTCATAATTTTATTTATATTACCACAAATAGGCTAAAATGTCAACTAAAATTTTAGTCTATATCCAATAAAAACTTTATTCTTAAACACATCTGCGTCTCTATTGAATAGATGCATTCCTTGATATCCTATTTCTGCGTAATGATTACGATTGTAGTTCCAAGATAAGGTTGCACTAGAAACAAAAATATCTTCTACTCTTTCAAGGTTAATACCTTCATATCTATTATATTCCGCAAAGTATTCTGTTTGCATCCATAATCCCATAAAAGATATTTCAGTCTTTGGAGTGAACGGATACTTTGCAATTATCATAGCCTTTCTATTTTCTTTTGCATTCCAATATCCTGCACCAGAATCAGAGACATCGTAAATCAAATTAAATCCTAAAGTTGTGCCTCGAGGTGTAAAGAAAGTTACATTAGCACCATAAACTGGACGACTTGTATTATAATAATTACCAGCCTGATTTAATGTCGTAGACCAATGACGCCCATATAATCCTTTGATAAACATATAAGCATTTGGTACATATGTCAATTGGCCGGTTAATGTTTTAGACTCATATCCACCTCTATTACCATTATATTCTAAATCACTTAATGTACCGATTGTTTCTAATATAAATCTTCTATTGCTAATTCGTTCAAGAGTTAGACTATGAGTATTCTTTGTATAATCCCCATTTGTAACATCATTTCCGAGTGGTAAATTATCTGACCATCTCTTTATAGATTTTTCGTACCCATATCTAAATTTGTCGAGATAAGTATTTTGCCAACTGATAAGAGCTTTAGTTTTATTTGAAAAGAAAGTTACATCCATACTATCAGCAGGATTGGTCGAAGCATCAACAAAGTCTGTTGGTTCTCTTTCAGAATGGCTAAATGCGTTATCAAACTTAACATTTAGTCGTGGTCCAAAATCATTCTCTGCCTTTATCTTTGTTGTACCAAAAAGAAAAGTTTGGTCATCTGCAGTTCTTCTTCTAAGTTCTATTGCGTTAGAGAATATAACTCTATCTCGAAATAACTTAGACTTACCAGTAATGTTATGAGAATGATAAAAAGAATCTACAGGCTCTGCATTAGATGCATGCATGAAGATGTTATCATCATAAAAACCACGACTGAAAATATTAATCTCGTGCTTACCGCCGGCTAAACCAAAAGACTGGGAAGCAAATAAACATAATAAAAAGAAGATTCTCATGTAACTCTTCGTCTTCTAATTGCTGCATACATAAATGAACCAAACGCTAACATTAACGCAGAGGTTGATGGTTCTGGTATACTAGGTCCTGTGTCACCTGTTGTTAAATTAATTCCATCATCACCTATGGCTATTGCAGTTTCATCAAACGTAAATTGGTCCATTCCAAAACAAAATGCATCACTACCACTGATTGTGGCATATTCGATTTCATTAAAGTCATCTCCTAAAAATACATTATAAGTTTCATCAATACCCCAATTGTTACCAGGAATTAAATATTTTTCTGTTTCCCATAAAGCTCTGTTATTACTTTTAAATCCTTGAATGTAGACTTTTTCATTTCCGGTTGCGTGTCCTCCACCGATTTCAGTATTGGATGTTAATGCAAAATATTCCAAATCAAAAAGACCGCCATCGATTTTACCAATTTTTATATAGTCTAAACCATTTCCAGGTTGTTCTGGCCAATGACCATGAATGACATCATTTTCTGATTCACCATAGTAATTACCAACGTTTTGACCCCAAGTATTTTGTGAGCCTTTAAACATAACATATTCTAAAAAGAAACCATTCTCTTCATAGCGTGATACGCCACCAAAAAGTTGTTTTCCATTAGTAATTTGGTTCTCCAATGTTTCATCAAAGAACTCAACAGTCCCACCAGTAAAAGTGATGATGGCACCGTGAGCAGCAGTTGCTGCGATAAGTAGTGTAATGAGTAGTTTTTTCATTTATTTTCCTTTACTGAATAGTTTACCTAGAAAGCCAAATAACTCTTCAAAAATTCCAAGTGATTTGCCCAACCAAGATTCTTTTGGTACGAACATTATAATTACTGCAAGAATGCCAATCGTAGCGAGGGCTAATTCGATTAGATTCATTTTTGTTGCTTCTAAAAATTCTGTTATCATATTTTATCTTAAATTGGAGTCGCATCTCTTTCATCGCGACTTGGGTTATTTGGGTCAAATATATCTGCCCAATTTATTTTTTCACCGGCTGGTGAAACCACATTTCCATCAATCGGTGTAAGTACTTGTTCTACTACATCATCAACATCTATTGCAACTTCGACATCTTTTATTGATTCGGATGCTTTTATTATATCTTCTATATTGATTTCAGTTTCTGTAAATGCTTCATCTCCTACCATTGAATGTGGTTTAATGTCGTCCATTCCATCAATAGATTCTATTTCAACTTTAGGCTCTTCTGAAGGTGGTTTGGCGACCTCCGTATCTGAATCTGCAACCAACATTTTTGGTTCTTCATCAGTAGATATTTCACTATCTTCGACCACCTCCTTATTTCCACCTAATCCAAATAACGACAGGAGGCCACCACCACTCGACTTCTTCTCTACACCATCCGATTCTGCAGTATCGGCGTTCGCAACAGATTCTGTTGTTGATTCTCCGCCTGCAACTTCGCCATCATTCGTTTTCGTTTCTGGCTCCGTATCAGTCTCTTTGTTTTCTGACTCATCTGGTATTGTGTCATCTTGTGTTGGTTCCTCTCTAGGTTCGTCCTCTGGCTCTTCGGATTCTTTATCATCATTCCCGCCGAACAGGGAACTAAATAATCCACCAGATTTCTTTTTTGGTTTTTCTTCTTGAGCAGGCTCCTCTTCGGCTTCAGGCTCCGGCTCACTAGATTCTTCTTCAGCTTCGGTTTCTTCTTCAGCTGGCTCATTACTTTCTTCTTCAGCGGGTTCTTCTTTCTGCTCTTCATCTTCTTCAGCTTCGTCGTCATTACCGCCGAATAATCCTAAGAAACCTTTCTTCTTTTTCTTCTTAGGCTCTTCTTCTACTTCAGATTTCTCGCTATCCTTAGTAGACTCTTCATCGGTTGAACCATCATCACTCTTAGTGTTTTCTTCACTTGGTTCTTCCTGTCTGTCTTGTTCTGTTGTTTCAGATACATTTGTAGATTCATTAGGCTCCTCAGTTTCTGGTTCTATCGCAGTGCCAGTGGTCGGGTCAATGTCTATATCCAATTCGCCAATTCCGACGACTGTGGTGAACGCTTCAAGTGGATCGTCCCAATTAAAGCCGGGATGTTCTTCTTCGAACTCTTCCCATTTTTGTTCTGCGACCTGTACTACTTCACGGGTTTGCTCCACGACCGTATCGATTTGAAAGTATGTGGCTGAAGCAATCGCCATGACACCAGCTGTTCCTAAACTAGCAATTTGAGAACTTGCATGTTCAAGGAAACTTGGTGGTTTAGTTAGTTCATTAGAGGTAGCTTCGGCTGCGTTAGCTGAATCTATATTGACACTTTCGTCCTCTTCGTCTCCAAATTCAAACCCCGGTTCATTCTCTTTGAGTAAAACCGCTGCTGCTTCTTTAAGTAGCTTGTCCTCTTGGTTGACGTGTTTGGGGTGTGCTAACCTTCGAACAACATTTTTTGCCTCTTCGAGCGTTAGCTCTTTGTCTTCAATTTCTTTTTTCTTACGAGCCATATACCTATCCTCTAAACGTTATTTAGAGAATAAAGCTCTTTGAAAGTACTAAAACCAGGCCGGAGTGGGTCTTTTTTTCCAAGTCATACTGAATCTTTCTTGCTTCGTTTTATAGAATAAACGATAAGATTCAATAGGGTCATCGACCATGCACTCAGGGTTTGATTTCATTGCAAGGCGAAAAGGAGTGAGATTTCCGCTAGGAATATTCTTAGGGCAATGTAATAATTCTTCTCTTAGTTCTTTTTCCGTAAGGTGAGTTTTGCCATAACGAAATTGAAACTCTTCGCAAAGAGCACAAAACAAACGATAGTGCCAAGTATAATTACTTTTAGACTCCATCGTCCAAATGGTACAAGGATGTTTCGTATGTACAGCCCTATATAGTTTAGTTTCTCTTTTGTCCGGCAGCACCCAATACTTTTGCATTGTTTTACCACTGACTGATTCTCTAAGTTCTTCTTTGCCATCTAAAATTCTATGTGCGGTTGATAACATTTGACCTGACTCAACAATCATCTTAACAACATGTTTATCGCAATGTTCTTGCGCTGCTATTATTGGATTTTTGTCAAGTACAAATATATTCATTAGCCTGCTTTTCTTGGGTCAGCATATTGAGCCCACATATTTAATACATACTTAGGATTTGATAAAGGTGGATTTCCTCTATGTAAATGAGTATACCCTGCAGGGAATATTACACATCTACCTTGTTTAGCTGATATTCTTTTTTTCTGAACTAAAAATTCAGTTTCTCCACCTTCTTTAACATCATTTAAATAAATCTGTACAACAAAGATTCTATCTCTTGCATCCATACAAGATTTTTCAGTATGCCATGCATGATACCCGCCACTAGGTTCAGTCTTCTGAACTTTTGCATGTTCAATAGACCAAATATAATCTTTTAATCCTTTCATTTCCTCAACATACTTTGGAAATATTAACTTGTTGAAAGTATCCATTACATATCTCAAATTAAGTGACGTAGTGATAATACTATCTTCGGTGTCAGTATAATTCATAAAGTCATCAGAGTTCGGAGGCCACATAGTAACTCTACTATCGTCGGCAACTCCCGCTTCTCTGGCGCTATGGTGCCATATTCTTCCAATGCCTGTACTTTTAGCTCTTTCGAAATAATCTATAAAAAACTCACATTGAACATCTGTAAAGAATCCATCAAAGCTAGCTAAGCCATCTTCTGAGATGTTCCATATCTGTCCTGTATTTTTATCTTCGCCTGTCATTTTAATAATTTTGGAATTGCATCTTTTACAAGATTAATTGTTACTTTTGAATACAAGTCTTGTAATTTACCATCTTTTGCAGCAACAAGAATTTTTGCGTCTTCAGCATGAATACTTTCGAGCAATTCGATAAATCGTCTTTCTTTTTTAATTTTCTTTATCGGGCCACCTTCTGTAAGACTTCCTAAAATTTTAACTGCTTTATTGATTGGCTGTAATGCCATACCTGCTGGAGCACCATCTTCATTATAAGGTGGTTTACCTTCTGGTAAATCAAGTTTTATATTTTCATCATAATTCAATTGTAGAATTGTTCGAACCGCAAATGTTTGATTTTTTTCGAGGTACTCTTTGCGGTCATCTTTATAGCGAATAGTTTCACACTTCGCAAAAACCTCATGTGGTAATTTTTCGTTAATCATAAGAACTCCTGTACTGATTCGACTAAACTATTAAGTCGATTTTGTATAAGATAATTTAGAACTTTAGAACCGGCTAATTTACTCGGTTGACTATTCTCAACTTCTTGTTTAATATTGTTTGTGACTTCATCTGGTATTTCATTGAGGTCAATTACTTTTTTATTTCTTTGGTAATTACGAAGTTCATCGTAAGTCATTACTGATTCTAAATCATCAATGTTATCTAACCAAAGAGCTATTTTCTTTTTTGAAAGTGGTCTCTGACGCTTATCCATATCCACAAAAGTATCATCGTCACTGAGAACATTAGGAACACCATCACTGCTATCACCTTTGAAAATATGTTCATAAAGATATTCAACAGGTTTCTCATGTGTAACGAATTTTTTTGTAATTGGTGAATATTGTTTTACGTTGCCATATCGTTGAAGTTGAACAAAATCTTTATCTGATGAAATAATCATTACTGGTTCATTCTTACCAAACTCTTGAGTTTCTTTTACAAGAGTGGCAATAATATCATCTGCTTCTGCTCCATCAACTGTAATAACTGTGTAAGGAAAATTTTCTTTGAGTTCTTCTTTGACTTTTGTAAATGTTTGGAAAACAGAGTCCCAGTCCACTTCACTTTTGTCGCGACCAGTTTTTCTGTTTGCTTTATATTGAGGATAAGCATCTTTTCTCCAAGAGCGAGAATCGCATGCTATCACCATCTTTCCGTATTTATCACGGTGATTTACGTTATGTAATCGAACTGAGTTAAGAATGAAATGTCTTAACATGCTTTCTTCGGAAGATGAACCACGGGCGAAAAAAGCTGCCATTGCTATTGCGCTATAATCTAAAATAATCATAATATAGATATTATCATATTATAGAAAAATGTCAATAATTATTTTCGATAATTATAACCTTTTACTACATATTTCATGTGAGTCTTATCTGGTAAATCTTCAAACTTATGGTCTTCATCTGGTGGAAAAACTAAACACATTCCTTTTTTAGGTTGAATTGTTTCATCACCTATTTTAATTTTTCCTGCTTTATCAGTTAAATAAAAGAAACATCCCACTTCACGAACTTTTTTATATTGAGAACTTTTATGTATTCCATAACCCGGGTCATAACGATGGACCATTGGTATTTCTAAATATGTTTCTTGTTGTTTATGGCCAAATTTTTCACACCACTTCTTATAAGCAAGGTTTATTCCTTTACCAAACTTATTAGTCAACGCTTTCCAATCTTTGCCACGTCTTGTGCTCATCATTGTTTTACAATTTAGAGTAATTGCATGAAAGTTTTCACTTCTAAAGAATTGTCTTTCACCCTTGAGCTCATCTGATTCATCAAATAACTCACACATCTTTTTACAAATTTCGTCTGGCACGAAATTGTTTAATAATAATACTTTACTCATAATTTACTTTTTAATTAAATGGTTTAAATGTCTACGATGAATCTTACCACCAACAAAGGCATTGTGATATTCATCAGGTTTAAGTAATACATCATTCTCAACTTGTTCTTTCATTTCATAGTAAGATAACTCACCAGCTGTTTTACAAAGTCTAAGGATTCGTCTTTCGAAACGCCACTCACCTGTATTTTCTACGAGGTCTTTGACGACTTCAGACGAACCATAATAAGATTTCCAGTCAGATTCTTTGAGACTTCTTCTTTTATTTTTTCTTCCTTTCAATGGTGGTCTAGTTACTCTGGACCAAAATTTCTTTTTACCAATGTATTTCATATTGGTTTCGGTGTCGGTAATTTCATAGACAAAGCCTATGTATTCGTCTGGTGCATTATCAAAAACTTCATTATTAAATTTCCATTCACTCATTAAATTATTTATCACTTTTCCAAAAGTACTCGTCTGTATCTCCTAGACGATACTCATAACCATTTTCTACTTGATAATATTTAGTGCTGACTTTAAAGTCTGGCATCTTTGGTTTTTGTGGTGTAAGTGAATTATCATATACCCTCATTCTATTATTAGGATATAAAGCAAACTGACCATTTTCTAATTCAAGACAATTGAATGATTTATGTTCTTCTGGTATTTCAGAAGTTGAATAGTCAATAGTATCGGGGTCAGCGTGATAATTATCTAAAGTGAATAGATATGTTGCTTTTACAATTTTGTGTGACCTTGTAAAGATTTCAAAATCCATAGAGCCAATGAATTGTTTGTAAATACATTTAACTCCATAATCCATACAATTCCAAAACTGTAAATCTTGTAGTTCTAAATCATCATCTGGTTTTTCTGGTGATGAAACAAAAGCAGAGATAGGAAGTTTATCATAAAGAGCTCCGTACTCTGGTAAGTATGTTTCGAAATAGAATGCTCGACCAGGTAATGATTTTGCTGTTACCCAATGGCCTTCAACAAACTCTCCGTGACCGGATTGTCCATCGTGTAAGTATTCTTTTCTAACCCACACTTTTTGATTTGGCAAGTTACATATTAAGTTACTCATAATCCTCTTCGTAATCTAAATCGTCTTCATTGCATGTCGCATGAGCGCCACATAAAGGACAATAGTTTGGTTGCAGAAAATTATCTGCGTCATCATCATGCTCCCACTGAATTAAGTAGTTAGCATTACACTCTTTACAATAAATTAATTCTTCGTCCATTAGCCTTCACATGATGCGCAGTTTAAAAGATTTCGAGAAAGCTCCTGGCTAGGATTTGTTCCTCTATGATAATATAAAGTCTTTACTCCTTGCTCCCATGCAAATATCAATAATTGATTTACATCTCGTGGTGGAGTTTTAGGGTGAACCATCAGATTCAATGATTGAGCTTGGTCAATATATTTTTGTCGAATACTTGCTTGTATGACAACTTCTTTTTGACTTATCTCTCCAAATGTTTTGAATACTTCTCTTTCATGGTCACTTAAGAACATTAGGTGTTGAACAGATCCGCCAGTTACAAGAATAGATTTCCAAACATCTGCATTGTCATTATTATACTTCTTAAGTACTTCTTTTAAATGAGGATTCTTATATGTGAACTTTCCTTTTGCCAAGTCTTTCACAAAGTAGTTACTATTCAGTGGTTCGATACTTGGTGATACCTGACCTAGAATAAATGAACTCGATGTGGTTGGAGCAATAGCCATTGTTGTAACATTACGTCTTCCATATCCTTTTAATAAAGGTGGCTCTCCTAATTTATTAGCAAGGTAGTTTGTTCCAACATCAGCTCCTTTTTTAATATTAGAAAAGATTTCAGTTGTTAATTGTTTTGCTTCAAATGACTCAAAAGCAATCGACTTTGATTGTAGATAAGAATGCCAACCCAATACTCCGATTCCTAATGCTCTTTGATTCTTAGCAAAGTTTACTGCTCGGTGAAGATAAGGTACCTCTCCACCTTTTTCAATAAACTCAGACATAACAGCATCGAGAAAGGCAACTAAAGTTTCAACTGCATCTGATTCTTTCCATTCGTCATAATGTAATAAATTCATTGATGAAAGGTCGCAGACAAATGATTCATCATTATTGGTTGATAGAGCAATTTCAGAACATAGGTTTGATGCCCATACTTTCATTCTTTTATCTTTATAAACTTGAGGTTTATTCTTATTGACGGTATCACTAAACATAATATATGGATAACCAGATTCAAATCTTTTTTGAATTACCTTAGCCCATATCTTTCTTTTTTCTTTATCACCATCAATCATCTCTTTCATAAATGCATCGGTAACTGTTACGCCGAATGACATATTTTGAATAGGGTGACCATCATTACGAATAGAAAGAAACTCTAAAACATCTGGGTGGTCAATAGGAAGATAAGCAGCAAAAGAACCTCTACGAACGTTTGATTGTGAAACAACATTGGTAACTGTTTCATATAATTCCATAAAATGAACTGGTCCATTTGATTTACCTCCTGTACTAATTGCATCGCCTCTTCCCCTTACATTACCAAAATAAGCAGATGTACCTCCACCCATCTTTGACATCATTCCAACTTCTGCTACTCCAGTAAGAATAGACTCCATAGTATCGTCGATATAAGAACCGAAACAGGATATAGGCAATCCTCTCTTTAATCCGAAGTTAGCCCAAATAGGTGAGGCTAATGAATACCAACCACGAGACATGTAGTCTTCAAACTTATCCGCAAACCCATCGATTTCTAATCGACGTTGAGCGGCCAAAGCTATCTGACGTATTCTTTCTTCCGGCGTTTTGTCGCCTTCAATGTATCCGCGCTGTAAAAAAGTGCGAGAATCATTATTCAACCAATAATACTTTTCCATAATATATCTATACTCCTAAAACAAATCTTCTACATCGTAGCTTTTGTCTTTCTTTGAATACTCAGTTGGTCTTTTAAAGAAGAAGTCAGTTGCTGTATTACCAAGTACATCTTCATCAAACCATTCTGTTTTTTCTAATAGTTTTTGGTCGACATCATTGAAGATAGGGTCGATACCAATTTGTTCTAGACTATCATTGAGTCTA